CTCTCCGCTTGGCTTTACAGGGCATTTACCAAGACCTCGACCAAGCCAAGCGGAGAGTCCAAAGGGCTGAACCTAAGCAATGAGTCCTATAGACCCGAACCTCCTAGACACGGCTGAGGAGTTCAAGAGGGGTGGATGGATAGTAGCCGTCCTAGGAGCGTTGGGTGCTGTCGCTCGTTTAATAATTACAAACGAAAGGTGGCAAGGAATTATTTGGGTTCGCAAGGCTCTTGCTGGTGCTATTGTTGGCACTCTGGTTTATTTCGCCATCAACAACGCTGACATAGATGCTATGTACAAAGGAATAATCTATTCCTCATCTGGTGCTTTAGCCCCCGACATTTTTGAGTGGGCTAAGCGTAAGGTTCTCAAGAAGTAAATGAAAACTAAGTGGCTCAAAAGTTTACAAAGGCTGGCAATGCTATTTGCTTTTGTAACCCTTACTGGATGCCAATCCGTACAACCTCAACAACCCCCCGCAACATCATTCACTAATGAAGAAAAAGACAACTACATCTCGAAAGTCGAAAGCATCGTCTCCGATTCTGCTTCTGCCCTTACTGCTGTCGTTAATAGCCTCCCTAAGGGAGATGTTCGAGAACTCGTCCAAGGACAAGTAATCCGTCTGGGTGGCGTTTCTAAGCCCTCGACAATCAAGGTGGAGGAGTACAGCCGTATGCTTGCTCAAAGCGACTCCAAGGCTATCCAGAAGGACAAGGACGAGGCATCTAAGGTAGACGCTGAGACCGATGTCCTTTATGCTATGGTAGAGCAGAGGGACTTGGAGTTGGCTGAGGCTAACAGCAGGGCTGACGCTGAATTCAAGCAGAAGATTCTCTGGCAGTTCAGCACCGCTGGCTTGGGATTATTTATCGCTGGTTTGTTGGCATTTGCATTTACACCCTTCAAAAAGTCCGCTGGTATTGTTATGGCTGGCGGTATGCTGGCTATGGCTTCCGCTTGGATATTCGACTCCACTTGGTTCACTTGGGTTGTTGCTGTGTCGGTGTGTGTGTCGGTGATTGGAATTGCTATCTCTATCTACAAGGACAAGTCCAATAAGGCTTCCGAACAAGATGCTAATAAAGAAGACAAACGCAAAGAAGCCCCAGTCTTGTCTGAATAGTCCGTCTTCAATCTTGCTACCTACATAATCTCCGAACTTCATTTCCAGAATTCGTCTGGAATGATATCAACGAACAGAGGAGCGTTGTCACCATAGTCCTTGCCAAGGATGTTGAGGTGCATATACTCTTCCGCATCGTCAAAGGTCATCATATCTTCCTCCATAAGATTAGCGACGATACGCTCCGTGGAGTACACGGCACAATACCCATCAGGAGTGTTGGACACACCAAGGAAGGCGTGTTCACATCCGTCTGCGATGACGATGTTCTCGTCAAAGTTCATAAGGAATTCTTTGAGTTTATCAGCGTTGGTCATAGGAGATTACTTAGTGATGATTCGGTAGTGTGGAATAGGGCGAGTAATCATACCAGACTTCACTCGGTACATCCGCATTTCAAGAAGATTATTCTTCAAGGCGGCACTAAGTTTCCGTGAGATAACAGGCTCAGAACTGTTCCACATCTTCTGAATTTCCCTGCGGGTGTAGAACCCATCGGCAGGCTTTTCAGGCACAGCCTTGCCAAACAGTTTCTCCAGAGCCTTGAGGTCTTTGTTGTTCATAGAAAGTTTAAAGTCCTTTGACAGAGTAGATGAACTTCTTGCCAACTCGGTGAGCCTGCCAGACCTTCCAGTCGTTACCTTGAACGAACCCATAAGTCCAGCCTGACCCCCACTTGCTCGTGGCTAGGCGGTTCTTACTATAGTCCATCGTCTTGACGCACAGACAGCCGCCAGAGAATCCGACTGCTCCGTTATGCTTCTTGGCGTTGACCTGCTGGATGGAGTGCAGGTGACCCATAATGACAGCACCCTGAGGCTCAGCGTAATGGATGGCGTGTTCCTCTACGGCACGAGTGCCACAGGTGTAGCCGTGTACGAACTTGACCTTGCCTAGGGTGTGTACTCCGTCCTCAGCGTGGTAGTCGTAAATCTTTTTGCATCCATTTTTCTTGAGATGGTTGCGGATGTCGTTCTTTAGGTCGCTACAATAGTCCACCATCATTCCGTGCGTAGAGCCGTTGATAATTTGGTCGAGGCGGTCATCGTGGTTTCCGTTTAAGAAAATAGTAGGCTGGGTGCGGCTGATGAAATCCTTGCCAGCCTTGACATCAGCAACCAACGACTCGTCTTCTTCCTTGCGACCAGCACCTCTACGAATGGAACGGAAGTCCCAGTTGTCACCAAGGTGAATGACTTGGTCAGGGGAGAACCACTTAAGGAACTTATAGAATTCTTTTGCAACATCCTTGTCCACCATATCTCCGTGGTTGTCTCCCACGGCTACGAACTTGATTAGTTTACTCATTGGTGATATCGAAAGTGTCGTTACGCAAGACCTTAAATTGGTCGGTACGCATATGACGAATGACTCCATCCTTCTCAAACACAACAGCAAAAATATCGTTACTAAAAGTTCCTCCGTCACGAACATACATCAGCCAGCCGTAGCCGATGTCGGTGTTGACTGGAATAGGGTTTCTGAATTCGTGAATCATTTGGTGCAGGTCTTGCCCCATTTAGGTTTGCCGTCAGTCAAGTCCTTCCAGTCATCGTGAGCCTTAATGAGTTCCTCGTGAGAACCTCCATTGAGCATAACCACCATAACCTCCTTGCTAAGGCTAGCCCCCGCTTTGCGTAGAGCCTCGTTCTTGGAACACAACTCAGCGTACCTGTCCCGCAAACGATTAAGACTGTTTTCTAAATCTTGCGTCTCCTCGCTCACGACTGCTTGCCCTCCTTGGCGGCTCGTAGAGTTCGTTCATCGGTTGCGTAGATATATTCTTTGCTGGTCTTGTTTCCGTCTACTTCAAGAATCTTAATCAATGACTCCAACTCCTTATTGCTCATACTAATCATAGCCTTTCTGTCAGACTTCTCGTACTCGGAGATGAGACTAGGAAGCCCATACCTATTCTTGCACTTGGCAATGCTCTGGTGGTTCATATTGTATTCAGCACCAGCCTCCTTAGCGGTCAAGCCTCTGGAGAGAGCCATACGATATACGAACTGGAGTCTCATACAATTTCGTAGCCCTCCTTGTCGAGGTCAAGGGGCAGGTTGAGGAAGTCCTTCACCTTGCCGTACTTGTCGGCAGGGAAGTACATAGTCTCTGAAGGTATAGTAGACTCAACGATGTACTCGTGTCCTTGGAACGGAGGAGACATTTTAAAGAGGAACGCCTCGCCTCGGCATTTTTTTAGGTTCTTATAGACTGTAGGGCTGTCCATAATGGTAGCAGTCATATCGCTGAACTCCCCATTATCAACGAGGTTGTCATCAAACTGCTTAACGCCTTTTTTGTTTAATTTCATTAGAGTTTTTTGGCGTGTACCCAGTCCTTCATAGCATTGAAGTCCTTGTCCCCTGCGAGTTGAGCAAGGCGGTCTCCAGTACGCTGAAGGGAATGGATTTTGTTCTTAGCCTCAGCCAAGTCGCTGAGCAACTGGGCTGTAGCAGGATTGTTGAGACGCTCGCACAGTTCCTTTGCAGGAATGCAAAGCATCAGAGAAGCCGCCCGAACAGAGTTCTGCGTTGCTACATACTTGCCATCAGCAGACTTGAAGTCTACCGATTGGGAAACGATTTCCTCTGCTTGTTTCATAGGTATGGTAACGAATTTATTCTGTGGGCGTTTCTTCTGAGCGATGATGGCGTGGCGTAGGTAGGTTACCCCTACGCTCTTAGGACTGTACTCCATTCTCGGGGAACAGAACCTGCATCAGCGTGGTGGTGTTCACACGCTTCATCTTCTTGTCGATGATGAGATTGATGTAGGTCTGGTTGTGAATCTTGGTCGGCTTCAAGAGACGAGCCACTCGACCATCGCTGAGAACGATGTACTGCGAGTTGTTATAGGGCTTAGCGGTTAGGGTCATAGGTATGATGGGTTAGAGATTAGAAAGGAACTTCATCGGAAGTCTCGGCAGGCTTGGCAGAAGGGTTCTGGGATTCATTCCAGAGACGAACAGCCTCAGCCTTGGTGTTAGCGTCCTTAGCGGACACAGTAGTGTTGTCACCAAAGGGCTTGGGAGTCCAGCGGGTAGCAAAGTAACTGAGGTCACCGAACTTCACCTCACGATTAGGTTCAGTTAGGGGCAGGTCGCTCAGGGGAGTACCCTTGCGGTCACCAAAGGGAGCGACAGCCACAAAGCCAGCAGGGGCAGGCTTAGCAGGAGACGCAGGGGCGGTCACAGCCGTAGCAGGACGAGCCACAGCCTTTGGAGCATAGGCTGTCGGCTTAGAACCAGACTTGGCAATGCGATTAGTTTCTGCATCGCAGTCTTCAGTAGCCACACCAGCCAAAGAAGCCAGAGAATACCTGCGAACATAAGAATAGATAGACCCAGCGTCCTGACCAGACATTTCCTTGTCAGCAGGGATAAGAGCATCTGCTTCAACACTACCGCCAGAGGCGTGGACGATAATGGTTCGCACTCCGACAGCACCTTCATTTCCAATGGGGAACTGGAGGACACCAAGTCCGTGCTTCTTGAAGATAGGCTTAAGGATTTCGAGGTGCTTGGATAGGCTGGCATAGGAGTTTTTATGGAACGGATTAGTAGAGTCAGCAACGATGTCCTGCGTCTCAGAGAGAGCATTGACAAGGGCGATGTTGAGTTCAGTCTGTTGTTCAGGCGTATTGCGGTTCATAGATTTGTGAGTAAAAAGTGAGTCGGAGAATTCAGAATAGGTGTTGTCGGACATAGGAGGAAGGTATTACGAAAGGGGGTGGCTGTCAACTTCTTTCTGCAAAATAGTTCTAACAAAAGTTGAGCGAGTCATAGCCACATTTTTTGAAATCTTTGTGATTGACACGAGAAGTTTATGAGGCAAGCGAACTGTGAGCATATCTTCAGAGGTTCTTAAAAGGCGTTTGGTTTTGGTTTTCATCGAGAGAGAATGATGCTGGCTCGCTTAAGGATACAGACACGAGCGTCATCAAGTTTGTAAGAGGTCGGATTGAAGTCGCACTTGGAAGCACCGCCAAAGCCCATATTGTAAGCCATATAAAGTTGGATTTCGGTAGGGTTGATACCACGCTTCTTGAAGCGATAGTGCAAGAGGGAAAAATAATTCTTTGCAACAATGCGAGAGATAACAGGGTCTTTGGCTCGTGTCTTCCATTGGGTGTTGATGTGACCTACCAGCCAAGAGAAGCCATCCTTGTAACTGCCATCATCATTATGCTCCATCCACTTGCAGGCATCAATCCAAGCGTCCTCGTGCAATTGGTAAGCACCAATAGCCTTGCCCTTGTCACCTACGGCATTAGGATTGAAATTAGATTCAATCATAGCGACAGAGTCCAAGAACTTGTCCGTGATGACTTCCGCAGGCTTAGCGGAAGCAAAAGAACAAAGAGCCAGCAGGCTGAGTAGGTGCTTCATAGACTGGTAAGAAAAGGAAATGGTAATACGATGCAAGCGGAAAAGTGAAATAGTTCAAACTTTCTTTTCGCCCATTCCAGCCATCGTGTAGTAGTCCTTGAGCCTGCGGATTAGAGCCTTGCCAGTCTCGATGTCACGCCCATCAAATCGCTCCAGCAGGGTAGTGCCGTTATAATTCGTGGAGATGATTGTAGCCCTGCGAGCCGTGCTACGCTCGTCAATGATGGCAAACAGGTCGGAAGCCATACGCTGGGTCAGACGCTCCTTACCAAAGTCATCGATGATGAGGAACGGCAGTTCGATTAGGCTCTCCAGCATCTTGGCGTGTTGGCGGTCATCAAAGCCCTTTTCAATCATACCCTCAATCTTCCGCATAGTGAGGAACTGGTAAGCCAACTGGCGGTCACGCTTGGTAGCCTCGACCCACTTCCTGCGAATGATTTCCCAAATTGCTCTGGTCTTCCCAATCCCAGTAGTGCCGTGGAGCAACAGCCCACTCACATCACCCTCAGGCTTCCAGTCCAAAGCCTTTTGAATGTTAGGGTGCAGGCGTTCCACCTGCGTGTCTCGGAACAGGGCAGGCATAGAGGGAGGGAACTGAGACTCGACCAGTCCCTCGTAAGAGACCCTAGCAGGGTCTAGGTGGTCACGGCAGAGGTGGTAGCGGACAAGGCTGTGGTCTTCCTTGGCGAACAACGCACCACGCTTACCACAATGACAGGCGATATCTTGGGACATAGGATTAGAATGCGTTGTGGTCTTCAGATGTCAAGGGCTTTGATGTCTTGCCAGCGAACTTTCTGTTGGGTTCAAACAGTCCCTGCCAGCCTTGCTTGATGGACTGCTCAATGGACTCAATGGACTTCTGCTCTCCCCAGAGAGAGAACTCCTTGTACTGAGCCTGTACGCTGGAGTCGGTAAGAGTCTTCTTGAGTTGCTTACGATAGACAACCCAAGACTTCCAAGCGGTAATGAAAGCCTGAGAACCAAAGGGCAAACGAACAAGCCAAACCTGCTCTTGGACTGTATCTTTATCTCCTTTATTATCTTCTTTGTTATATGTAGGCAATTTCTTGCCGCCCCCCACGGCAATTTCTTGCCGCCCCCTAGGTAATTTATTGCCACCCTCAGAGCAAGTCACCTGCCCATTGGTTAAGGCATTGACAACGGCAACCCTTTCAATGGTGCGAATGATTCTGCGACCAGTCTCCTCTGTGCGGGTAATGAGTCCAGCGGCTTCAAGGTCAGCCAGCAGGTTGCGAACCTGACGCTCCTCAAGCCCAAGGTGCTTGGACAGGTAGGCGTTAGAGGCAAAGCAACCGCCATCATTGTCCAGACTCTCCAGCACACCATACACCACCTTAGCGGTGATGCTGATGGTGGTGGTCTGGAAGATGGCGGCAGGAATCCACACGCCTGTGAACTTAGGCTCGCTCACAGGTTCACCTCAACAGAGGAGTCGGAGTAAGCAGGGTACTTACCAGAGGACTGACAGACGGCAAAGTCGTAGATAGAGTTCTCCCAGAGTTGCGTGGTCTTGTCACGGCTGTGCTTGGACAGCAGGTACACGCCCACGGCAAAGGGGGCTACTTTTTCTACCAGAATAAAATAGAAGTTGTTACAAACCTTTCCGTTCGCATCAAGCAACCAGCGGTACTGAACTTCCTGAATGTCGTAGCGTCTGTCCCAGATAGCCTTCCTAGCACCAGTAGGCGAGGCATCCTCAGCACTCTTGTAGTCCAGAGCAAAGCCCTCAGTAGCAGAGTAGCCGTCAATCATTCCCTTCAGGCGAACCTCACCAGACTCAGGGCGAGCCGTGCCGAACACAGCGACCTCCTTATGCGTCAGAGCCTTGTGCAGGCTAGAGGCAAGGGGGTGAGCCATCACGCTTGCCTTCATAGCCTGAATCGTGGCGTACTCATCAGAATCAATGACAGCCTTGCCAGCGTTCTCTACGGCAAAGGACTCATTGTACGCCTTGCCTTCCTTGGTGCGACCATCCACCTTTTCTTTTACGGCAAAGAACTTGGTCGGGTCATCCTGAAGCATCAGGGCGTGGAAAGCCGTGCCAAGAATCATAGCCTTGGTCGGTTCTTTCTTAACCTCCGTGCTGGCGAGGTAGTGAGCAGGGCTGACGAGGAACTCCTTGAGGGAGGACTGAGCCAGACCAGTTGCGTTGCGGTAGTCAGCGTCAGCAATCCCAGCGAGGAACGCAGGGTCTGAGCCGTTGGTGGATGTGATAGTCATCGGGGCTATTGAAGCCCTGTATCACAAAGTGTCAACCCTTCTTTCGTCTTTCTTTCGCTTTCTTATTCCGTCTCAATCTCTTCTCATCTGCGGTCTTGTGCGTAGGGTGCATCTCAGTACGAGGTGCTTGAGCAAAGCAGTCCCAGTAAGAAAGAACGCTGGCAACGAACTCAGCCTTGGTACGCTGACGCTTGGCTCTACGAGCAAGATTACTTATCTTACCTTCAATGCCGTTGCAGTTCTGGCACAGCACCCCACGGATAAGCCCTGACTCGTGGTCGTGGTCTAGGCAGGCGGTCACGCACCTGAGGTCTATCTTGCACAGCCAGCAGTTCCCATTCTGGGACACGGCAATCTTGTCACGCAAGGACGGAATATCTTTTACTTTTATTTTCATCTTGTAAATATCTTTTACTTTTATTAATGCTTGCTATATTAGTCAAGCCGATTAGGGTGCGGTATGGAATACGAGTCGAGCAAGGAACGCCTAAGCACTAATCCCTTTATTCAGGTGACAGGAAAAAAGATACCTAAGGAAAAGCGTGACAAGGTCATTGAACTACTTCAAGACGGACAGGGGGCTAGTGCCGTGGTCGAGGCTACAGGCGTGTCCAAGCCTACTGTGCTAGCCATTAGAAAAGATACTGAGGACAATAAGGGTTTTGAATTGGGTACTTGGAAGAAGCAGACGGCTAACCTGCTCTCCCAGATTGTCACTCGTGGTTCTACTAGGCTTCTGGACGAGATTGAAAATATCCCTGCTGGTCAACTACCCCTCGCCATCGCCATTATGGTGGACAAGGTTCAAGCCCTTCAGGATGCCCCTACAGTCATCGTGGAGCATAGGCTCAGGGTCAGCCACGAGGACATAAACTCTATGCTCAGGGGGGATATTATAGATGTTCCGTCCCCCCAAGAAAAGAAGTTGACAGAGTAATACTTTTCTGAATGCTGGGTGTCGTTATGTACTCCTACAGATTTAAAAATCTGAACATCAAGCACGAGGGTTTAGACTTCTTGGTCAATGGCATTGCTCATTATGTTATTGAAGATTACGATGAAGACGGCAAGCAGGCTGGCTTTGAAGACGCTGAGGTCTACGATGCCATTGGCGTTGGTGGCTATGTCCAGTCCAAGGAAGTCCTTGGCTACCTCTCTGACTCGGTTATAATCGCCCTTCATAAAGACAGCCACCTCTGTCGTGTTCTAGGGAATAAGATTTAATTTTCTTTTTAAAGACGCTTGACCTTAGAGCAAATCGTATTACATTACTTTTCCTATGCCCCGCAAACAACCAGAACTCACCTACCCTATCGAACACCTTGAAGTCGAGGTCAACGGCAGGGAACTCACCATCAATGGTTACGCCAAATACACGCTTGAAGACCAGTCTTCTGGCGAGCGTGGTGATAGCCCCGCCCTGTTCGCTTGCTTCACTCGCCTGAAGATTACGGACTGGAATTGCATCCTGAACTCCGACAAGGACGCTAATAATTTGACCAAGAGCGACCTCAAGGCTATTGAAGACTCCATCCTTGACAGTCTGAACGAGAACTTTGAACTCTGCGAGTACCTCGCTAACCTCCCTGAAGGGGGAGAAGATATCTGAAAATAATCGTTGACTCTCACCTCAATAGTAATACATTCCCTTTCTCACCCACACGCATAATATGAAAATCGAAAAATACTTCGTTGTGTCTTCTTATGTCTCTTACGAGACAAAGACCAGCACCACCACCAGCCCTGTCTTTGACACGGCTATCGAGACCCTCCTCTGGTTCAAGAAGACCAAGGCAGAGGCTTCTCCGCACTCCAGCGAGAAGTCTTACTCGTTCTACGAGGTCTGCAACTACACATCTATCGACTCGACTAAGATTTACACCAAGTCGGAGTTTGAGATGGAGTTGCTTGCTCGTAGCGAGTATGAAGCCCTTCTGCCTGCCCCTGTGCCGCCAGTTGAAGTCCCGCCCATTGTCTAAGACTATGAAGCCTGTCCGTTTTCATATCGAACCCCACAGCCTCACGCTGTGGAATAAGAAAGTCCAAGTCACTTCTAAAAGCATCTTCCGTGTGGAGGAGGCTAAGGGTGTCAAGGGTTGCTACGAGAGCGTGTACGCCTCTCACGACCCTGTTCAGGTCATCCGCTGGTACAACAACACGAGCAAGCCCGAGGGCTGGCGTGTGCGGATAATCAAAGATGGAGACGAGTTTGTTATCCTAGACAAGAAGACCTTTTAATTTCACAGGGGGTCACCCCTGCGTTGCGTGGCTAGTAAAGAAGCCGTGGTAGGCTTCTATGGGGGGAGAGACTAAGAACCTCTCCCCTCTTTTTGTGCCAGAATAAGATTGACAGGTTACATATAACTGGATTCTATAGCCGAACAATAGGGAAGGTCTTCAGGCGGCTCGTAGGATTGATTCTGAGACCTCCTGATTCCAGCCCTAGTCCTTGGTCACCCCCTGAATCAAAGAGCCTCCTAGGGCATCCTCAGGTCATCTAGGCGGCACTCAGCCTAGGCATCTAGGCACAAAGAAGGGCAAGCCCCTTAGAGCCTGCCCTGATTGTTACTTAACCTCCTTGAACTTGAACCCTAGGTTGAGCCAGCCGTAGTGGTCGCTCAGCCAGTCGCTGAGAACATCTTCAACCTCGTAGCCGCCTTGAGCCTTCAGAGGGTCTATTAAGACTGTCACAGTCCGTGGCAGGTCAGTCCGTACCTCTTGGTCATCGTCCCATCTGATATCTGATATCTTATATTTTTTCATATGCGTGGTGGAAAGAGAAGGGGGTTTGACCCCCCTGTGTTTACTTGTTACCGAGGATGTAGCCTGCTAGGGCGATGTCCAAGGTCTTCTTACCGCCATTGTGTTCGGTCAGAGCCTGAAGAAGTTTCTTCTCCATATGGCGGTCGAGTGCTTCAAGGAAATCCTTGCTCACTCGCTTGCCGTGGCTCTTGCAGAACTTCTTAACATTAGCGGACTTGATGTAGTATTGCTTCATATGCGTGGTGGAAAAGAACGGAAAGTGTCATCACTTAACCAAAAAGGGGTTAGTTACTTCCCCCTGCATTTCACTCTTCTAGGAACTTCCGCAGAGACTCAACGGCTCGCTGGTACTTGCCCAAGACCTCGTACTCGTAGTTATACATTTTAGTCTCAATTCGACAAGCCTCCTTGCGGAGAACCTGTCGGGTTAACGAGTCGGTGCTAGTGTTTTGCTTTAAACGAACACCTTCAGCCTTTTCTTTGTATTCAGCGTGTTTAAGTTCAGCCTTTTGCATTTTTTCCTTAACCTTGAACAAGAAGTTCACAATGCTGGAGCGAGTGTAACCGCCCTGCAAAATGCTTTCAACGCTTTTGTCCAACTTGTAATAGCGGACTTGGCGAGGAGAGCAGTTGAAGCCGTAGTAGACAGCCGTTACTGTGCAGTCGAGACTGCTAGCATCAGCGTGTAGAACGCCCTCAACAGCGAACTTTTGTTTGGGATTAATATTTTCAGTATTCATATGCGTGTTTTTGGTTTGGTATTAGCCTCCAGCAGGTTTGCTGGTTTAGCCAAAGTGATGTCAACGAACAGAAAGTAATGTGCTTTGATAACTCTCACCTGTCAAACACCTTTATGAAGAAAGAAGGGGTTAGTAACCTCCCCCTGTTTTCCTTACTTGGCTTCAGCCAGTTTCTTGACCATCTCCTCCAGAACCACCTTGATGAGTTCTTTGAGTTCCTCCTTAGAGGGCTGGGTGAGTTCCTTGACCTGCTCCTGAACCGCTTCCGTAATCTTCTCTTCAAGGTCATCGCTATCGACTTCCTCTTGGATAATATCACGCACTCGGTCACAGTCAGCATAGTCGCTGTTGCTCAGCCAGTTCTCAATGTTGTCATCCAAGTCCTCGTGCTTGACATAATCGCCAAGGTCGAGGTCGTTCTGCTTCTCCTCGACATCGTCAAGACGGCTTTCGACATCCGACAAGTCGGGGGTCTCCAGTTCGTCCAACTTAGTGGTTACAGCGTCCAGTTCCTTTCGGACTTGGACATCCGTAGCCTTGAGGGTGAGGGCGAGGGCGTTGATGCCCAGCCAGTTCTTAATCCAGTTCTTCATTTGCGTTGGTGTTTTTAGGTATCAGCCTCCTGCGAGATTGCAGGTTCAGCCGAGAGTTTTCAAAGAGCGAGTAGGTGAACTTCCCCCTACTCCATTACGATAAGGGGTCTGGGGTCTGATGCAAGCCTATTGATACGAAAGTTGAAAATAGTTTAGAGGGCTGGTTTAGCCCCCTAATCACCCCTGCCAGCACCCCCTAGAACCCTCTAGGATGCCCTACAAAGCCCTTGTAGGGTAGCCTTGGTGTCTACCCTCACAGCCCTCGATACCCCCCTTAGAAGGCAAATGTGAAGGGCATTGATAATCCCCAATGTTTACAGGGGTTTCCTGCGTGTCAGGCGGCGTGTCAAGGAATACTTCACTTCAAGCACTAAATAGCCTTGGCAGGCAGTCATAAGGAGTCCTAATGGGGGCATTAGCCGTCCTAATGGGCGTTCGATTCTAAGGGGGGTATGTATCAGCCCTTACCACGCTATGGACTACCCCTCGTAAACGCCTCCTAGGGGCATTTGTGCAAGGCACTTGATACACTTCTGTAAGTGCCTGAATACCAAGGAGTAGAGGTGCGTTGTCAAGGGGGTGACCCCTGAGTGTAAAACGATTGTAAAAACAAGAACCATTTACACCTGCCCACAATCGTAACAATCGACACATAACTGTAACAATTATATCCTTGTACCTAGATAGGATATGTACACCTTCCTAGTCGCACCACGCACCTACTATGAATAAAACCATCGCCGCCCAAATCAGAACTTACGAGGAGCAGGGTCATAAGTACCTGCGGCTCGCTAGTGACAACTACGCTGTCGCTAACTCAGAGAAGGGGCTGACCCCTGCCTCGCTTGAACGCCACAAGGAGTACCTTGGGTACGCTGAAGACTACGCCCTTGCCGCACGCAAGAATCTCGGTTACGCCTACAGCCTGCTCTCTGATGCGATGCACAAGGCTGACCTGCCTGTGAATAAGTAAGTGCAAATAGATTTGACACTCACCCAACTACCTGATTCATTACCTATCTCCTACCACACCTAATATGAAAACCATCACCCTAGACGGCTTTGAACGCCTCCAACTCATCAGCCTCAGCCACGCCCTCATTATGGCTGACAAGCACAAGATGTACTGCTACTGCCACCCCTCTATGATTCGCCACCTCTCCAAGGTCTGGCTCGCCAAGGTTGGCGTAGAGGTCAAGGGGACTGAACGCTGGTCGAGCCTGAACAAGAAGTTCCACGCCTCCTTTGGCTTGCTCGTAAAGGATGTTGACAAGAAGGAAACCCTCTGATTCATTACCTATCTACCCACCACGCATATGACCATCGCATTCACCCCCCGCAAGGAATCCATCTCCAGCCTCGTCTACGCTCGCCAGAAGGCTGAGGGCGGCATCTACTGCTACTTCTCCACCCCTAAGTACTGCCTGAGCCTAGAGGAACTCCTCGACCACGCTGAGTGCAATCACGCTCTGGTCAAGAGCCTGAAGGCTCGCTCTCGGACTGGCGGTCAGTTCAAGTCTGCCCTCCAGAAGCACACGAGCGACCTCCGTATCCATAGCCAAGCAATCCTCCGCAGGGCTGGAGAGATGCCCTGCCACGACTACAACCTCTACAAGAAGGTCAAGGCTCAGGCTGAACGCACCTACAAGTTGAAGACTTGAGGCTGTAACAATCGTCACACAACTGTAACAATATAAAGAGCCTATACGCTTGACCTGAGGCTAGCCCTCCCTATCTTCAGGTTTGCACCTACCACCACGCATATGACCACCACCCCTGCCAAAGTTACTGTCGCTGATATCCTCGCTGACAAGTTCATCCTCGCCCTCGAAAACGGCACTATCCCTTGGCAGAAGCCTTGGAAGTCCGTTAGCGTCCAGAACGCTATCAGCCGCAAGGCTTACAGCGGAGTCAACGCCTTCATCCTAGGCTTTTTCGGTAGCGACAACTACTACCTCACCTTCAACCAGATTAAGGCTCTGGGCGGCACTCTGGAGAAGGGTACTAAGTCTATGCCTGTCCAGTTCTTCTCCAAGATTGATGCCGCCAAGTCTAAGGACAAGAAGGAGTTCCTCCTCCGCAGGTACTACAATGTCTTCCCTATGAACAAGGTGACGCTGGCTGACGGCAAGGTCTTCAAGCGTATGGACAAGGTCATCTCCTTCACCCCTGACCAGTCCGCTGAGCGTCTCGCTAGCCTCTCGACCACCCCTGTGACGCACGGAGGCTCTGCCGCCTACTTCAAGCCCTCCTCCCACACGATTGGTATGCCCTCCAAGGACTCCTTCAAGTCCGTGGCTCATTACTACGCTACCCTCTTCCACGAAATTGGTCACTCCCTCAAGGAAAAGGGTACGCACTCTACTGGCTTTGGCTCTGAGCCAGTAGAGTGCGTACCCTTTTCCTTGAGGGA